ATGAGTAAAAAAATTATTATGGATTGTGATCCAGGCCATGATGACGCGATTGCGTTAATATTAGCAGGCGCTAAAAATAGTACGTTAGATATATTAGCTGTAACAACAGTGGCTGGAAATCAATCAGTTGAAAAAAATACCAAAAATGCTTTGAATGTATTGGAAGTAATGGGAAGAGGAGATATTAGTGTATCTGTCGGTGCTACAAGACCACTGATTAAGCCAGCTTCATTTGCATCAGCAATACATGGTAATAGTGGATTAGACGGTCCGAAATTACCAGAAGTACCTTCGTTAAAACCAACGCAAAGTCATGCCGCTGATGTAATAATTGAAACACTAAAACATAGTGAGGCACCTGTAACACTAGTGGCTACTGGTCCCTTGACGAATATTGCAACAGCTTTAATTAAAGAACCGAGTATTACACAATATATAGATTCTATAACGATTATGGGTGGGGGAACTTTCGGGAGACTCTACCCATAACCCCCATATTAAAAATTAAAATGTACGCCTGTTATTTCTATTTGGTTAGGTGTGCGATTTCGTCCCCAGCCTTTACCTTCATAATATTTAAAATCTATATCAGAAATTAAACGTCGGATTAAAAGCTCTTTATCCTCATTTGATAAAATATCCCACCCATCTAAAAGGCTACGGGTTTCTTTTTCTATTTTCTCTTGGTTAACTTTATAAGATTGACTTTTTTGATGCTGTTTATCGTATTGCGCTATGAGTTCATCTGTTTCTTCGATTGAATCTTCAAATTCTTCATCACTCATTAAATCCATAGACCAAGCTTTTTGATATTTCTTCCTCTGACGTCTTACTTTTTCAATATCAATAATATTTTGTTCATCTTGTTCATTCAATACCTCTTTTTCTTTATAAGTGGTGAGGTCATAATGTTTCATGTGTTGTATAAAAGCTTCCTCCACTTTATGAGCTTTAATTGATATACTTTTACTATTCTTATCGCTTTTACATCTGTCACATACATAACGTTCATCAAAATCGACCACTCCGTTATTCCTTACACGTTTTGTCGTGTTGAGAGATAGGCGACGGTTGCAGTTATGGCAAGTTAGTTTCCCTCTGAATATCGCAGTGTGTCTGACACCTTGCGAGCGGGTACGTTCGGAAATACTCCTCATGATGATTTGATAGTCAGTTTCACTGATAATAGGCTCGTGTGTATTTTCAACATACACTTCTCCAATATGTGTATGTCCTCGACTTACAGCATCAGTGAGTGCATGATGCACTACAGATTTGTCCCAACGTTTATTTTTAGGTGAGTTGTAGACTGAGTTGTTTAACTCCTCTGTAATACCTCTAATACTTACACCCTCTTTTGCACGTTTAACCATATATTCAACGATTTCACGTTTCTCGTTAGGCACTAGTTTGCCATCAATTTTGTCATAATAAAAAGGCGGGGTTGTTGTGTAAATACCTTTTTCAGTTGCTACACGACGCCCTTGTGTTGTTCTCTCAGTGATTGTGGAACGTTCCCACTCAGCCATAGCGCCTACAAGTGTTATAAATAACTTGCCGATAGCGCTTGTAGTATCGAATACCTCAGTAGCTGAACGAAAACTCACGCCCTGAGCCTCAAATGTATCGAGTAGAGTCATCAAGTCGCGCACGGAACGTGTGAGTCTGTCGAGTTTATATACGAGGACAAGGTCAAATTCATTGAGACGGCTCAACAACTCTTGCAGTCCTGCACGCTCTGTACTACTAGCTGAACGCCCAGCATCAACAAATAGCTCGTAATTATCCCAATCATTAACTTCACAATAAGCTTTTAAACGTTTTTCTTGCCCCTCTATAGAATAGCCCTCATTGGCTTGCTCTAAGGTCGAGACCCTTGTATAAATTGCTACTTTTTTCATAGTATCTTAACCTTTCTAAAATATAACTTAATTTAATTATCACAGAACACTGTTGAATTCAACCCTTTAAATATGAAATAGTATTTGCTAAAGTGTTACGTGCTTGACTAAAAATTCTGAAAAGAGGGATTGAATTTATGAAAAAGGGATTATTTGGGTGTTTAGGCTGTCTTGGTGTTGTGGTTATAATTGTTATCATAATTGCTGTGATTGCAACCGTTTTTGGTGGTGGCGATAGCTCTAGTTCTAACAAAAACGAAACAAAAGATGCTAAAATAGGCGAAAAGGTAAAAGTTGATGATCTTGAGTACACAGTTAACAGTGTTGAAACGGCAGACTCAGTAGGCAATCAATATGTTTCAAGTAACGCTGACGGCAAATACATAGTTGCAGACGTTACAGTTAAAAATAATGGTGATGAGGCGATTACAATCGACACTGAATTATTTAAAATAATTGACGGTGACGCAACAAATGGTGCAGATGCCTCAGCATCTACTGACGCCAACACGTCAGCCTCAGACCCGAGTGACATTGGTTTCTTCTTAGAAAAACTTAACCCTGGTAATGAAAAAACGGGTAAAGTAGTGTTTGATGTATCTGAATCAACTGCTCAATCTGATAAGACAAAAATGCAAGTTAAATCAGGCATGTTCGGAAATCAAAAAGCTAATATCAAATTAAAGTAATTCAGAAGAGCCTCACATGATGTGGGGCTTTTTCTTTTGCCTAAAAGCTACACTCCCTTAAAAAATTTATGTAGCTATCGTTTTTTCGATGTTCATAGCGAGTGAGGTATTTCTCAAGTCCATTGTCGAGATGATTTTCTAAAATACGCATACAAACCCACACTGCACTAAAGCTGATATTGAATTTATTTGCTATCTCATAAGAGCTGTTTTTTCTATATTCATAGCGTTTATGCAGGGGAAATAATAAGCAGCTTGCAAACGTGTCAGCCTCATATTCTTCACGCGTGTATGTGCCAGTTCCTTTTTCACGGTCATAAATTGACTTCCCAGTGTGATTGAGCTTGATGTGGCCATACTCATGCGCAAGTGTAAAACGCTGCCTACTGATACTCCTCAAAGCGTTATAGACAATAAAGGACTTACCTGCTTTCTTAAAATGAAACGCCTCATCTGATTGACCGATAACAGCGACCTCAGACCTTTTGACCCCTGCAAGTTGAGCAAACTCGCCGAATGTAAGCAGATGTATATCTTTATCATTGCGAATTAAATCCTTTATAGGTACAGGAAATTTCCCCTCTATATTGAATGAGTTGGCAGATTCTAAAGCGCGCATAAACGCTTGACTTTCTTCATAATTCACATAAAAAACCCCTTTGTTACTTCTCGTCTTTTGTTATATCTTCCCAATTATCAAAAAAGGCCTCAAATACTTTAATGGCTTTCTTCCTATCCTCCTCACTCATGTTTTGAGCAGCACGTTGCATGATACGAATATCCTCGGGTAACTCTTCCCCTTTATAACTCTCTTTTTCACGGTCGAGTAAGTAGTCAATAGAGACATCAAAGTAATCAGCGACTAACTGAACTTTATCGATAGACGGTTTTGATGTTTTCCATTTTCCTAACTGACCATTTGATAAATCTAATCTTCTTTCAAGCTCCGAAAGACTTAAATTATTTTGAGCAGCTAAACTTTTTACTTTATGAAATATTGACATGACGGGCTTTCTCCTTTTTTGTTACACTCATTAAGTAAAATTTTACTTAAACGTGTTTACTTAAGTAAAATTTTATATTAAAGTGTAACTACGCTATTGATTTAGCCAACAAACGAAACAACAAATCAATTCGTTCCCCAACGAAAGCACCACCAAAACTGGCGGGATAAGTCTGTCTGTTTGGTCTATTAACTATGCTTAAATATTAGCATATTTTACATAGTGTGTCAAAGAAGTATAAAATTTTCTTATAAAATAATATATAAGAATGGAAGGAGGTGCTCACATGACTACAACTGATTTTGGCGTTTCGGTCAGAACAGAGTTGCTTATAAGAGGCATCACGCTCACTGAGTTTGCTAGAACTCTAGGCATATCTACAGCATACCTGTCAGACATTCTGAGAGGGCGCAGAGACGCCAAAGAGCAAAAGCATCGCATCGCTAAATTATTAAATTTAGAAAACGAATTAAAGGAGGAATAAAATGCAAAGCATACAAACGATTGAGATTGAAAACAAAGAAGATGTTGGGCTTGTTGTTTCAAGTCGAACAGTAGCAGAAGAATTAAATAAAAACCATAAAGATATTTTAAGAGACTTGGATAACATTTTGGAATCTCACGGCGCAGATTTGAGCTGTGAAATCTTAGCAAGTGAGTATAAAAACACAAGAGGTCGTAAATATAGAGAATATCTACTAACCAAAGATGGTTTCACTTTATATATGTTCAACATTCAAGGTCACAATGATTTTAAAATGGCTTACATTAACCGTTTTAATGAAATGGAACAACATATCAAACAGCAACCTCAAATAAAGGATAGTTACATGATAGACGACCCTGTTGAACGGGCTAAGCGCTGGATTGAAGAAGAACAACAACGCGAGCAGTTAACAGTTGAGAACGAAACACTCAAGCCCAAAGCAAGCTACTACGATTTAGTGCTGAGAAGTAAATCACTGCTATCAGTAACCGAGATTGCGAAAGATTATGGAATGGGTGCCAAGAAATTCAACAACTTACTTCATGATCTAGGCATACAATACAGGCTTGGTAAGGTTTGGCATCTATACGCTAAACATCAAGACAAAGGCTACACGCACTCAGCAACATTCGTAATAGATGAAGAAAAAAGCAAGATTACAACAAAATGGACGCAAACTGGTCGAATATTCTTATATGAAATATTAAAAGAAAATGGCATCTTCCCAACAATGGAAAAGGAGGAATTGAAATGAGTAAAGAAAATCAAGAACAGCCTAAAAAGCATATACCACAAGAGGCTGTTCAGTATATGTATGAATTTATGAAAGCTAGAGGAGCGATTTAAAGGAGGAAACGAAATGAAAGAGGCAGTCAAAAGTTTTTACACACTGACATTATCAATTTCAATTGGTTTAGTAGTAGCCATGCTATCTGACATCTTTATTGGAATGGCAGCATCAATGGCAATCGGATTTGTAACTGAATTGACATTCTCAGAGATGGAACACAAAAAAGGCCTCACTTGCGACAACAAGTAAGACCGAAGTAATTTGAAATAAAGGTATACGCATATTGTAAAACAAAATAGGAGGAGTTTCAAGATGACATTAGAGGCAATTATGACAGAAATAAGAGACGAGCTAAAACGTTCAAATGATTTAAAAGCGAAACAGCTACAAGATTTTACAGATATATCAGAAGAGCCTGCAGGTTGGACGCAGTTACCAACAGAAGAGCCTAAAGAAGAGGAGTCAGCTAAGGAAGAGCCCGACTCAAACGTACCTGATGAGTCAGAAATGAAGAAAGCAGTTGCTAAAATCATCAAAGGCACAGACACGGACAAAAAGGACAAACTCAAAGCGAAGATAAAAGAAATTGGTGCGAAAAAGGTTTCAGACATTAAGCCTGAGCAGCGTCAAATCATTATTGATTACATTGAGGAATTATAAATGTCTCATGCTAATCGAGCGCACGCTAGACTCAGTGCAAGTGGCGCTAACCAATGGCTAAATTGTCCGCCTAGCATTAAAGCAAGTGAGGGCATTGGTGACACGTCTAGTGAGTTCGCAAGAGAGGGTACATTCGCTCATGAGTTATCAGAGCTCTATTTCAGTAACTTATATGAAGATTTGAGCGACAGAGATTTTAAAAAGCAATTTGAAGAACGTAAGAGTAACGAGTATTACTCAGAAGAGCTGCGCGAATATGTTGAGCAATACGTTGACATTGTTGAAGAAAAAGTTAACGAGGCTAAAGTTCAAGATGAGCCAATCCTATTTTTTGAACACAGGCTCGACCTAACGCGCTATGTGCCTGAGTCATTCGGTACGGGTGATGTGATCGTTTACTACAACGGCACAGTCGAAATTATTGATTTGAAGTTTGGTAAAGGTGTCGAGGTTTCCGCCCTCAATAACTCTCAACTCAGATTATATGGACTAGGTGCCTATGAGCTACTCAAAGACTTTGAGGATATTCACACTATTAAAATGACAATTGTACAGCCAAGATTGCATAACATATCAAGCGAGTCTGTAGATGCTGACGATCTTGTTGCATGGGGATTGAATACTGTTAAACCTCAAGCAATAAAGGCTTATAACGGCGAGGGCGAATTCCATGCAGGTAACCATTGCAGATTTTGCAAGATACGTCACACTTGCAGAGCTAGAGCAGAGGCAAACGACGTTAATGCAGATGATATGAAAGCGCCAGCAACATTGACTGATGACGAGTTGTCTGAACTACTTCACAAACTACCTGATATTAAACGTTGGGCTAGTGATGTTGAAGATTACTGTAAACAACAGGCTTATGAAAATAACAGGAATTTTAACGGCTGGAAAGTCGTTGAGGGCAGAGCTACTCGTAAATATGTTGATGACGAACAAGTTTACGAAAGGCTTAAAGAACATTACGACCCTCAAGAAGTAACAGAAACCAAAGTGCTAAGTATTTCAAAACTAGAGAAACAACTAGGCAAAAAGAAAGTTTCTGAATTGCTGAGTGATTTAGTTACTAAACCACAAGGCAAACCAGCACTCGTGACAGAAGATGACAAACGCCAACCTATTACTAATAGTGCTGAAAGTGATTTTACTGAGGTTATTAATAAATAAAGGGCTACGGCCATCAATACTATATTATAAATCAAAAAATAAAGGAGCAATTCAAAATGGCAGAACAAAAACAAACTAAGGTAATGATTAAAAAAGCAAGAGCGAGTTATGCACACGTATTTGAGCCGCAAGCAATCAACGAGGGTGACGAGCCTAAGTACAATATCAGCTTAATTATTTCTAAAGATGACACAGAAACAATCGATAAAATCAACAAAGCAGTAGAGAACGCAATCGAGAACGGCAAGGAAAAATTCGGCGGTAAGATTCCTAAAAACTTAAAAACCCCGTTACGTGACGGCGACGAAGAACGTGAGGATGAGGCATACGAAAATGCTTACTTCTTAAATGCAAATACGAAACGTAAACCTCAAGTGTTAGATATGGACGGTAGACGCACAGACGACTCTGAGGAAGTATATAGTGGGTGCTATATCCACGCAACAGTTAACTTTTATCCGTTCGCAGTACAAGGAAACAAAGGCATTGCATGTGGCTTAGGCAACATTATGAAAGCTGCAGACGGTGAGCCATTAGGTGGCGGCGGAGCTAAAGCCGAGGATGATTTCGCTGAGTTCCTAACTGACTCTGATTTTGACGAGTTCCTAGAAGATTAATAAACATGGGAGGCCTTAAGCCTCCTTTCATATTAATAAAGGAGGAACTACATGACAACACTATCAATCGACGTAGAAACATACAGCAGTTTTGATTTAAGGAAAACAGGCGCACACAGATATGTAGAGGCACCTGACTTTGAAATATTAATTATCGCTTACTCAATAGACAACGGCGCAGTGAAGTCAATTGACTTATATGACCGTGATGAAGATTTATACAAAGAATTTAGAGGATTACTGTTTGACCCTGAGGTTACAAAATACGCATTTAACGCAGCATTTGAACGTACAGCACTAGCAAAACACTTTAAGGCTACAATGCCACCTAGTGAATGGATTTGCAGCATGGTCAACTCGACAAGAGTCGGATTACCTGCATCACTTGAGCTATGTGCCGAAGTATTAGACATAGATATGCAAAAAGATGCTAAAGGTAAGAATTTAATTAAGTATTTCTCAATGCCCTGCAAGCCTACAAAGGTAAACGGTGGGCGTACTCGAAACTATCCTGAGCATGACCCTGAAAAGTGGCAGCAGTTCATTGACTATTGTGAGCAAGATGTAAGGGTCGAAATGGCCATAGCAAATGAAACCAGCAACTTTGAATACCCTGACTCAGAGCAGCAGTTATGGACGATTGACCAACAAATAAATGATAGAGGCGTTCATATAGACGAGTCACTCATGCTAGGGGCTTACAAACTAGATGAGATAAGCAAAACAGACCTGATGAAACAAGCCAAGCAATTGACGGGACTCGACAACCCAAACAGTACGCAGCAATTGCTTGCATGGTTTGAGGAGCAAGGCCTTGAGATTGATAATTTAAGAAAAGCAACAGTGGACGAGTACCTGCAGACAGCTACAGGCAAAGCACGCAAGATGCTAGAGCTAAGGCAGCAAATGAGCAAAACGAGTGTTAAGAAATACGACAAGATGTACAACATGGCTTGCAATGATAATCGAATAAGAGGCATGTTCCAGTTTTACGGTGCAGGCACAGGCCGTTGGGCAGGCAGAGGCGTACAGATGCAAAACCTCACTAAGCACAAAATGACTGATGAGGAGCTAGACATTGCCCGTGAGGCTATCAAGCAGCAAGATTTTGATTGGCTTGATTTGATGCTCGAATATCCATATCAAGACATACTCAGTCAACTTATTAGAACAACATTTACAGCACAAGACGGCTATAAGTTAGCAGTTAGTGACTTCTCAGCCATTGAGGCTCGAGTGATTGCATGGTTTGCAGGTGAGCAGTGGCGACTTGATGTATTCGATACTCACGGCAAGATATACGAGGCCTCAGCAGCTCAGATGTTCGATGTACCAATCGAGAGCATAGGCAAAGGCGACCCTTTAAGACAAAAAGGCAAAGTGGCCGAGCTAGCACTAGGCTATCAAGGAGGCGCAGGCGCACTTGAGTCAATGGGAGCATTAAAAATGGGACTTGAAGAGTCAGAGCTTAAACCTTTAGTTGACGCATGGCGTGCAGCCAATCCAAACATTAAAGCGTTTTGGTCTAATTGTCAGAAAGCAGCTTTGCGAGCAGTCAATAAGGGCGGAACACATACAGCTAACGGCATTAAATTTTACATTCAACACGGTCATTTATTGGCAGAGTTGCCGAGTGGTAGGGCGTTAGTATACAGAAATGCACAACTTGCTGAGAACAGTTGGGGCGCTAAAGTTGTAGAGTTCAAAGGACTTAACGCCGTACGCAAATGGGACACGATAAAAACATATGGCGGCAAGCTAGTCGAGAATATCGTACAAGCTACAGCACGTGACGCGTTAGGCGTATCAATGGAACGTCTTGAAGAACAAGGCTACAAGATTGTAGCACATGTGCATGATGAACTTATTCTCGAAGTACCTGACGACGGTCACGATCATTTGAAAGATATTGAGGATATTATGAGCCAACCGATTTATTGGGCTGAGGGCTTAAACCTAGATAGTGACGGATTTGTTAGCCCGTTCTATATGAAAGATTAAAAGGAGGCTAAAGCATGAGCGCACTAGATAACGTGAGCGAGTGGGGAACATATCAAGTTCCCGTTAAGTTCACGGTTGAATATGAAACGACAGTTACATTAACAGCTAATGACAGCGGCGGTATATCAGAGCAAGTAGATGATTACGTAAAAGAATATTACGACGATATTGCAGGCGAAGTTGTAGCCATGACAGGTAAATCAGAACTAAAAGAAATAAAGGAGGTTTATTAAAATGCAACGTGTAATTTATGACAATGACACTGAGAGGCAGTTAACGAAAGAGCAAGCCGAGGCTATATGGAATAAAGGGCTGACATTAGGGCAAGTTCAAAACAGAGTCGATACAGAGTCGATACAGGTTGGGACTTCTTTGATGCTGTAGAGCTAGGTAAGAATTATGTGTTAATGGACGGCGATATTTGCCTGAGATACGACGACAACGTGAGAACGCTATACATTCCTTTATTTATGATTGATAAGTTAGGTATACGACATAATGGTACACGTAAACTGACACATAACCTTAGTATGGGCAAGAGTTTGAAAAATGCAGTATCTAACATGTTCGGCGGAATATTCGACAGAAAACTTGCTGCAGAGCTTGCAGCAATCGACGACACTGAAATACTGAAAGATAGACAGTTAAAGAACATGAGGCTGCAAGCACGTAAGGCCGAGCGTAGAAGAGAGATTAAAGAAATGTACAGAATAGAGCGCGATAAAGAGCGCCGCCCTCACATGTACGACGGAACGCCACAGCAACACAGTTTCGGTGAATATGCGCAGTACTTAGCAGACAGTTACGCATTTAAATGCAAGGAGGTCACTAAATAGATGACACAGATACATTTGTTAAATATTAACGACATTATAGAGTTTGAATATCCGATTGACTCAGGTGAGGCAATTAAATCAGAAGTGACAGAGCTGCATCACGATGTTATGAGAGCGACAGTGTACGACGGCACAGAAACATATCATATCGATGATAAATACAAAATCAGAGTGATTAAAAAAGCAGAGAATGCCAAACAGCAGCATTACCAAAGCAACACAGATAACGGCATAGACCTTATAGACTTTTGGTATATGCAAATGACACCCGAAGAGTTTCAAGGTGCTATGAAATCGAATTTGATGAGGTACTCAACGCGATTAGGTCGAAAAGACGACCGTATAAAAGAGCTCAAGAAAATTGAGGACTATGCAAGACGCTACAGAGAGAAACTCGAGCAGGAGGAGAAAGTGTGCATCGAAGATACAAACCCACTTATGAGTATGTAATTTATAAAGGTGATGAAGTTGTTTGCGCAGGCTCCCGTAGAGAGATTTTAGAGAAGATGGGCATGAGTGGCGGACAGTTTGACAGCCTGACAAGTAGCAAGACCCTTGAAAAAGAGATGACCTCCGAAAGATTACACGGAGGCACAATGGTCGCAGTGAAAGTAAGCAGAAGAGAAATAGAAAAAGAGTCACAGGAGGACACAATCAATGAGTAATTTAATAGATTTAACAGAGAAAATCGAACATTGGGCAGAGGACAGAAACCTGCACACAGCAGACCCAATCAAACAGTATGACAAGCTGGTAGAAGAGTTCGGCGAGTTGATGAAAGGTATCAACAAACAAGACATGGACATGATTAAAGATAGTATCGGCGACATGTATGTCGTTATGGTCATTATGGGTGTGCAGACAGGTAATTCATTAATAGGGCTTTTAGGAAATGGCAAGGTGGATACTTTAAGACCTGAGCACAGCACATTCATGTATGTACATGTCATGGACGAATTAGCGGGGGAGCTCAATAAAGGCTCTTACATCTTATCAGAAATTTACGAATTGAATAAGCAACTTGCTAAAACTTGTGGCGAATATTACCTCGATTTCACTGATTGTGTAGCGCTTGCTTACGACGAGATTAAAGACCGTAAAGGCGAAATGAGAGACGGTAAATTTGTAAAGGAGGCTGATTTATAATGACTGATTTAATCAATGCAGCTTTTCACGGCATAACTATTGCAATAGTCATACTGCATTTTGTAGATGCACACTATCAAGCAAAAATTAATAAAATGCAAAATCGCAAAATAGATAAACTTCAAAGAACAGTTAACGAGCTTGAGGAGGTTAAGCAATGGAGAAAGTAATTACTTATCTTGTACAAATGATAGTTTTAATAGTTGTATTTGGAATTGGCTTAATACTAACGGGGCTATTGCTACTAGGTCTACAAAGCATATTTTCTTTATTGATATAACAAAAAAGCTATATCGGAAATTATCCGAAAATAGCTGTAATAAAAGGTGCTACGTATGCAACTATGCAAAGAATTGCTAAAAGCACATATATAAATCCTTTAATTTCTTCACTCATAAATTTTATCCCCTTAGATAGATTTATAGTAACTAATTTTAATTCAGTGGAGAACAAAAGTAAATAAGCCTCAAGACGGTTTTAGATAGGCGAAATATTATCTTTTGAGTGACATGTACACAGTGAAACAAAAGGCTATAGAGGCTCCGATTGCTGACAAAACACTAAAAATAATAGTAGTATCTGAGGGTTTAGTTGATAGTAAAACTATAGTGAAAATAAAAACAATAACAGGCACGCCAACATAACAAAAAAATAATAATTTTAGGTATAAAGGCTTAGCTAGCAACTTTGTTATTGACCCCAAAAAAGATATAACTGCTACTGAGAGAATAACTATAGTAAAAGATACTTGAGCCCCAATTAGCCAATTATTTTGTAAGGCGTTTACTAGTATTCCTAAATTCGTATGACTAGCTTCTTTATTTATGTTAAGAAGTGTGAGTTTTCCATAATTTAAAAATTGGAAAAAAAGAACTACAGCTACTATAAAGCAGATTATACGAGAAATAATTATTGTTAAGGGTTTATTTATTACAGATAAAATTTTATCCCAATAGGATTTAACGTTATTTATTTTCAAAATGTTACTTCCCCCTTTTCAATCCTGTTGTTTAAACATAATTATGCAAGAAAATTTTGAATTTAGCAAAACAATTTTAAAAAATATAAATATTATATTAGGAGGACAAATAATGCTAAGAACAATAAAAGAGTTAGAGGATAAACACAACATTTCAAGACATTATCAAATCATGGTAGACGATGAGCATATGAGCGATGAAGATTTTGACGAGATAAGTCATGCTCTAAGTGCGATAGAGCAGCACTTAATCATAGTACCGAGCATGTGGGCAGACCATATAATGATTGAAATAGATTAGAGAGGAGCTTATTAATGCACGCATTAGACAACGTAACCCCTTTTGAGCAACAGCAGCTTAAACACGACGGGAAAATCACATACGCATTTGCAACAAGCAGGAAATCAACTTATTGGAAGAACAGTGAGAAAACATGGGGTGAATTCTTAAATAAGCTAGCCAACACAACACGTACAAAGGAAACAATTGACGAATACAATCGAATGAAACGTGACGAACAATCAGAAATTAAGGACGTCGGCGGATTTGTCGGCGGTTTCCTTAAAGAGGGCAAACGCCGTAAAGGTTATGTGATGAACAGATCAATGTTGACATTAGACATTGACTTTGCCGACGAGAATATGCACGAGATCATTGAGCTGTTTTTTGATAAGGCATACGCGCTGTATTCAACACACAAACATAGACCCTCAAATCCTCGTTTGCGTTTAGTTATTCCACTTAAGCGTCACGTTGACGGTGACGAGTATGAGGCAGTTGCTCGTAAGGTCGCGGAGTCAATCGGTATTGATTACTTTGACGATACGACATACGAGCCACACAGGCTCATGTATTGGCCAAGTACAAGTGATGACGCTGAGTATTACTTCACATATGCAGATGAGCAGTTCCTTGACCCTGACACAATACTGGAAGAATACAAAGATTGGCGCGACCCGCTAGAATGGCCATACTCAGAACGTGAAAGTGCAAGTTATGACCGTTTAGCTGATAAGCAAGGAGACCCTCACGAGAAAGCAGGCATAGTCGGCGCGTTCTGTAGAGCATACGACATTGAGGACGTAATCGAACAATTCCTATCTGATGTATACGAAAAGTATGACGATAATCGTTTCACTTACGTTGGCGGCTCAACTGCTGGTGGTTTAGTCACTTATGAAAATGGTAAATTCGCCTATTCACATCATGGCACAGACCCTGCAGGCGGTGAGCTATGCAACAGTTTCGACCTTTTACGTATACACAAGTTCGGCTTGCAAGATGAGGACGTGCCAGAAGATACACCAATTAATCGCCTACCGTCGTATACAGCAATGCAGAAACTAGCTCAGAATGACGCAGAGGTTAAAATCAACACAATGGTTGAGCGCTATGAGGACGCTGAGGACGAGTTCGCTGAGCTAATAGACAAAGACGCCAAACGTGACAAGTACAAATGGGCAACAATGCTTGAAATGGATAAATCAGGTAATGTGTTAGCAACAACCCCGAACATAGGCTTGATATTACGTAATGATGACAGATTAATGGGCAAGATAGCCTATGATGAATTTAATAGTCGCTTGAGCGTACTAGGATCTGTACCGTGGCAAAAAGAAGATAAGGTGCGTTATTGGCGCGACTCAGATGATGCAGGATTGAGAATGTACCTAGAACAGGAACATGGCATCTACCACCGCAGTAAGACTGATGACGCAGTGAACGAGATAGGCCTTGATAAGTCATTTCACCCCGTCCGTGAGTACCTCGACGCATTAGAGTGGGACGGCGTTGAGCGTCTTGATACATTATTCATTGATTACTTAGGTGCAGAGGACTCAGAACTTAACAGAGCAGTGACGAGGAAAGCCTTTACGGCAGGGGTGGCACGTATCTACCAGCCTGCAATCAAGTTTGACTATATGACAACGCTATACGGCAAACAAGGGCATAACAAATCGACAATCTTAAGCCTCATGGGCGGTGATTGGTTTAGTGACAGCCTAAGTGAAGTGACGGGCAAAGGCGCATTTGAGGCGCTGCAGGGCAAATGGCTTATAGAAATGGCTGAGCTTTCAGCTACTAAGAAAGCCGAAGTGGAGGCCATTAAACACTTTATCAGTAAGCAAACCGACTCATTCCGTGTGGCTTATGGTCGACACAATGAAGATTTCCCACGCCAATGTGTCTTTTTCGGAACAACGAATAACCCTGATTTCTTGCGTGATGATACAGGCGGCCGTCGTTTTTGGACGTTATCCGTCGACAAACACAATGCAAATAAGCCAATTGCAGAACTGAAAGACCCTGCATTGGTTGCACAGATGTGGGCAGAGGCTAAATATCGTTATGAGCAAGGTGAAAAACTCTATCTACCTACAGAGTTAGAGGAGCTTATGAACGACAGACAGGCCTCACACACTGAGGACGATTACCTTGAGGGCATCATTGAGGCATATGTGAATACACCTATACCTCCTAAGTGGCGTGATTTAGACGTGGATATGAAACGTCAATACATTCAATCAGGCGACAAAGGCGTACTACCTGCAAACTTAATACCTGACAGCGATGAAGATTGGGAGTTAAGAGATAAAATAAGTCCAGTTGAGGTGTGGTGTGAGTGTCTAGGTAATGATCGCAGCAGATTCCCGAAAGCTGAACAACACAGAATCAAATCAGCCCTAAAAGGTCTGAAAAATTGGGAGCCATATACGAAAGGTAGTAGAGGCAGATTAAAATTTGGATTAGGGTATGACTTACAAAAAGCATACGTTCGTGATGAGTAGAGTATCCAAAGTATCCACTTTTTTATAAACTTTTTTCGGGGTTTTCGTATCCAAGTATCCGAGTATCCACATACTTTTAACTTTTTGAAAATGCTTGTTAGGGCATAAATGGTGTAAAAATACCAGTATCCAAGTATCCACTTTATGGATACGGCAAAATTTCTGCGTATCCACAGTATCCATACCAAATCACTCGGGGATACGGGGGTGGATACGGCTTGCCATTTACTGCCCGTAAGGCTCATCCCTATCGTATCCATAGTATCCAAAAAAAATCCCTCTGAGAGTTGAGAGTGTGTTAGGGGATAGAGAGTATATACTGTACTCCCTAACAAGCATTGTATAAAAGGTGAGAACGTTGTGGATACGCAAAATGGATACGCGCAATATTGGTACAAGGCAGGAGGGACAAAAATGAGAGAAAGTAAAATTGAAAAATACTTAAAAGATGAAGTAGAAAAGTTAGGTGGGTTATGCCTGAAATTTACATCATCAATCCGAGGTGTACCTGACAGAATTGTTTTACTTCCTGAAAATAGAATTTATTTTGTTGAGCTAAAAAATGAGAGAGGTAAATTATCAGTACCTCAAAAATACTTACACAAGAAATTTAAAAGATTGGGCATACATGTATATGTTCCAAATTCAAAAGAGCAAGTGGATAGATTTATAGATGAGGTGAGGTAATGGAATTTACACCGCACAGCTATCAGGCGTACTCAATTGACAAGATAATCAATAATAAAAAATACGGTTTGTTCCTTGAAATGGGTACAGGCAAGACGGTTTCAACCCTCACAGCCATTGAACAACTCAAATATGATTATCTTGAAGTAGATAAAGTGTTGGTTATTGCGCCTAAAAGGGTTGCAGAGGACACATGGGCGCAAGAAGTAGCTAAATGGAATCATTTATCGCATTTAACTGTTTCGCTTGTTCTAGGTACACCTAAACAGCGTACAGAGGCATTGAATAAAGATGCTGACATATATGTAACGAATAAAGAAAATACAAAATGGATTTGTGAGAAGTATAGAAAAGATTGGCCTTTCGACATGTTAGTGATTGATGAATTATCTACTTTCAAAAACTCAGATAGCCAACGTTTTAAAATCTTGAAAAAGCAAATGCCATTAGTTGATAGATTTGTAGGATTAACAGGAACGCCAGCACCTAATAACTTAATTGATATATGGTCACAGATGTATTTGATTGACGGCGGTGAACGATTAGGCAAGTACAAGACACATTTCAGACAGGCGTATTTCTATCCGACACATGAGGTATCTAGCAACGTGTTTAACTGGGAATTACGCAATGGGGCAGATGATGCTATATATGACAAGATAAGTGATGTTACAGTCAGTATTAAAAGCGAGGATTATCTCGAAATGCCTGAACGTATAGATAATGTTCAAGAGGTTAAACTTAGTGAAAAAGAACGTGCCATATATGACCAGTTAAAAGCAGATATGGTTATAGAGGACGAGGCAGATGCAAATAAAGATATAGAGGCACTCACAAGTGCCACATTGACTCAAAAACTATTGCAGCTATCCAATGGCGCTGTATACACCTTAGACGGCACATACAAGACGATACACGACAAGAAACTTGAACGACTTGATGAAATAATCGAGGAGGCACAAGGTAAGCCGATATTGTTGTTCTATAGTTTCAAACATGACAAAGAACGCATACTTGAACGTTATGACTTTGCTGAGGAATTAAAAGGCGATTATATGGAACGTTGGAATAATGGTGAGATTAAGTTACTTATCGCCCACCCTGCAAGCGCAGGACATGGCATCAATTTACAATATGGTGGCTCAATTGCCGTATGGTTTGGTTTAACGTGGAATTTAGAACATTATGAGCAAGCCAATGCACGACTGTTCAGACAAGGACAGACTGAAACAACAGTTATACATCATATAATGACTGAGAACAGCGTTGACCAAGATGTATACAAAGGATTGCAAAATAAACAGCTAGGACAAAATGCTTTAATGCAAGCCGTAAAAGCTCAAATACTTTAAAGGAGGCTGCTATATGCAAATGTTAGAACTAAGCAGATTAGACCGTAAGAAATTAGAAGAATATATATCAAATTTTGAACTTTATAAAAGAGAATTGAGGTTTACTGAGTATTTAATCATGGAAAATCATGAGCCTGATAATGTAGAGGGCGGACAAAGTAACATGGTCGGTCGTCCAGTTGAGGCAGAGGTTATTAAAAAGAATGAAGATAAGAAGTATAGACATTTGAATGATGTTGTCAGTGGTGTACAGCGCTTATATGACAATTCAGACCTAGACACTCAAGAGCTAATACGTTTGAGATATTGGGAATGTCCTATCGGTGCTTGTGAATGGAAAGATATTGCTAATCATTTTTGTGTATCTGAGGCCGTTATCTACAGACGACGTGCAGCAATGCTTAATGAATTAGCAAAATATATCGGATATGTTTAAAAGTGATAGTTTACCCCCCTCAAACTTCGGTAAAAAAAGTCTTATTATAGTATTATGTTCTTAATTGAACATTCTACTTCTCTGTTTCTATGTGGTTACTAATTTTTTCTAGGGCATGAAAATTTTCCTTTAAGCATTTTATACTCCTTTAAGTCGTCTGAGAGAACACTCAGGCGGCTATTTTTATGTTAAAATACTAAACAAAATTAAAAGAAAGGGAGTTAGTATGGATAGATTAGATATTAACGAAGATTATTTTAAATTGCATGAAAACAGATTATATCATGTATTTATCATCAATCCAGAGGCGCACAGTCGTTTTTGTGGTAAAAAATACGCTATTATAATAGAAAATAAAAATCAAATTATGTTTCCATTAGATGGAAATGAAAATATTGAGAAACAAGTAGAATCGTATATTAAAAATTTTGATAAAGAATTAGAATATAAACATTAACTAAAGATTTGCAACCAGCACCCGTTGAGGTGCTTTTTTAATACACAAATTTAACAAGCATTTAGCATAATGAGGTGGTAATATCCGATGAAATTAACTAGAAAACAGCAAGTATTTGCTGATGAATATATAAGATTAGGAGAGGCAACAAGAGCAGCAATTAATGCTGGATATAGTACGAAAACAGCTCGTTCAATTGCTACAGAAAACCTTTCAAAACCTGCTATAAAAGCATATGTTGAGGCTCGAATGGAAGAATTAAAAAAGAAAGCTATAGCAGACCAAGACGAAGTATTGCAATATCTCACAGCAGTCATGAGAGGCGAACAGGAAGATGAGGAGAATATTGTTGTTAGCAAAGGTGATTTTGTATCCGAAGTTGAAAAACACACTAAGAAAGCAGACACGGCTCAAAGAACGAAAGCAGCCGAATTGCTAGGTAAACGACATGCGATATTTACAGACAAGCAAGAAATCACTCAGCGCAATATTGATATAAACATAGGTGAGTACGATGACGACAGCGAAGATTAACCTTAACATCTCAAAGCCTCACAGAGTATTTAATAGAAATATATTTGAGGTGCTGACAGATTATAGCCATTTTACAGAGGTGCATTATGGTGGTGGATCGTCAGGCAAGTCACATGGCGTTGTGCAAAAGGTTGTACTTAAAGCCTTACAGGATTGGAAACACCCTCGAAAGATATTGTGGTTACGTAAGGTAGGCGCCACGATTGCAGATAGTTTATTCCAAGATGTAAAGAGCTGCTTAATCGACTTTAAGGTGTGGGAGCTTTGCGAATGGAACAAAACAGACAATCGTATAACGCTGCCAAATGGAGCCGTGTTCTTATTTAAAGGCATGGACAATAGCGAGAAAATCAAATCAATCAAAGGCATTAGTGATGTAGTCATGGAAGAGGCCTCAGAGTTTGTGATGAATGATTACACACAGCTCACATTAAGGCTCAGAGAAAAGAAACATCTCTATAAACAGATTTATTTGATGTTTAACCCAGTAAGCAAATTAAATTGGGTTTATAAATACTTCTTTGAGGGCGAGCCACACAGCAACACATTAATAAAACAATCGAGTTACAAAGATAATAAGTTTCTTGATGAGATGACTCGTCAAAATTTAGAAGATTTAGCAAAGCGCAACCCAGCCTATTACAAAATATATGCATTAGGCGAATTTGCTACGCTCGATAAGCGAGTATTTCCTAAATACGAAACAGATATATTAAATAAAGATGATTTAAGGCACTTGCCGTCTTATTTTGGGCTAGATTTTGGTTATATTAACGATCCTAGCGCCTTTATTCATGTCAAGATAGATAGCAAGAATAAGAAACTGTATATCATTGAGGAATACGTCAAGACAGGCATGTTAAACGATGAGCTAGCAAACGTAATCAAGCAGCTAGGCTATGCAAAGGAACGCATCACAGCAGACAGTGCTGAGAAGAAATCAATTGCAGAGATGAAACGCGAGGGCATTGAGCGCATCAAGCCGTCGATGAAAGGCGCTGACAGTATCATGTCAGGCATACAGTTTATAAGCCAATTCGATATTGTGGTAGATGAAAGATGCTACAAGACAATTGAGGAGTTAGACAATTACACGTGGAAAAAAGATAAGCAAACAGATGAATATTACAACGAGCCAGTTGATACTTACAACCACTGTATTGACTCACTCAGGTATGCAGTTGAGGAGCTTATGATTAAAAACAGAGAAGAAAAGAAAGATGCAAACGAATTGCGCAAATTAAGACAATTATTCTAGGAGGTGCAGCACTTGAGCGAATTAAAAAAGAAGTTTAGCCCCAAAGCCAACGCAGACCTATTAGCAGAAGATGCAGCAGCAGTCGTGAGTGATTACACTAAGCTGCAGAATTTAGTTAAAAGACATAAGATAGAGCAGGCGCCACGCCTCGAAATGCTAGAGCAGTATTTCTTGAGTGATAATACAGGCATTTTGACAGGTGAGCGACGTAAGGATAAAGACAAGGCAGACCACAGAGCCGTGCATAACTTTGCGAAATACATTTCACAGTTTATTGTCGGCTACCTGACAGGCAATCCGCTGACTTTCTCTCACGATGATGAGGACACTCAGCAAGCTATCTACGATTTAAACGATGCCAACGATGCAGATGCAGTGAACAGTGATATTGCACTTGATTTAAGCATATACGGCAGAGCATACGAGATTGTGTTCAGGGACGAAAACGAACAAGATAGATTTCTGACACTTGACCCTAAGAATACATTTGTCATATACAATCATGATATTGATAAGAAAATCATTGCAGGCGTAAGATATTACGATACAGTCGACGCTGAAAACCAAACAGTCAGTCACATTGAAGTATACACAGCAACACACCTGCATAGCTTTGTTATCCGTGAGGGCGAACTGAGCAGTGTGCAGGACATTGAACATCATTACAACGATGTGCCAATCATTGAGTATCTGAACAATAAATTTAAGCAAGGCGACTTTGAGAATGTACTCAGTCTTATTGACTTATACGACTCAGCACAGTCAGACACAGCAAACTATATGAGCGACACTAACGATGCAATGCTTGCCGTATTAGGTAATGTAGAGCTATCAGGCGACGACGCTCAGAAGTTCAAAGATGCAAACATGATTAAAGTATCACCTGAAATGAACGCAAACGGCAGCGAGGGCAGAGTTGACGCTAAATACATCTACAAGCAATACGATGTACAAGGCTCAGAGGCTTATAAGACAAGGCTGCAAAATGATATTCACAAATTCACTAATACGCCTGACCTGACAGATGAAAATTTTACGGGCACACAATCAGGTGAGGCTATGAAATATAAATTGTTCGGATTAGAACAAGCTAGAGCAGTTAAAGAGCGCCTATTCAAAAAAGGTCTAGCTAAACGCTACAAGCTATTATTCAATAACTTAAATATTTTAGGCACTAAAACGCATAACCATGAAGAAATGGATATAGCCTTTACGCCTAATTTGCCTAAGTCCATGAAAGACAACGTGGAAATAGTCAATCAGCTTGTTGGCACAGTATCAGAAAAAACACGTTTAGGATTGTTGGACTTTATTGACGACCCTGACGCTGAACTTGAACGCTTGCATCAAGAAGAGGACGAGCAGCTGACACGCGCAGATAGCAGAGAATATTCATTCGACCAACAAGACGAAACAACGGAAGAGTGATAAAGCATGACTACTAATCAAGAATATTGGCGTGAACGTGCTAAAGAAGCAATGAAACAAGAGGCTAAAGATGACAAAGAAGCGATACAGCGTATCAATGACATTGTTAATGAAATGGCTGATGACATTGAGCGTGAAACTCTAGCGTTTTATGCCAAATATGCAACTTCCGAGGCCTTAACGATTGAAGATGCTAAAAAGAAAATCGACCGTACTGACATTAGGAAGTTAGAAAACAAAGCTAAACAGTACGTAGATAATAAGGATTTTAGCGATAAAGCTAACAAAGAATTGAAACAGTACAACACTAAAATGTATGTGAGCCGTGAGAAAATGCTACAAATGCAATTAGGCTTGATAATGACATATGCAACAGCTCAACTTGAAAGCCAAATGTACAACTATATGGAAAGTGCCTATTACAGAGAAGTACAGCGACAAGCTGGACTAGTAGGCGCAACGGCTAAAGTATCACTTGAGCATATACAAGCAATCATTAATACACCATTTGATGATGTTGTTTGGTCAACACGTATTTGGAAGAATATGGAGCATACACGCAAACAGGTAAACAAGGCAGTGCGTAACACTATGTTACGAGGTAGACATCCTAAAGAATTTGTACCTGAGTTGAGAAAAGAATCAGGTGCAACAGCATATCAGGCTAAGCGGTTGTTACTAACTGAAACAGCTAGAGTGCAAACACAAGCACAACAACAGCACTATATAGCTACAATGGGTAAAAATGCCAAATATGAATTTTTAGCCTTTCTTGATGATAGAACAACACAAACATGTAGAAATCATAATGGCAATACCTACAAGGTTAGCGAGATGAAAGCTGGTATTAATGCTCCGCCAATGCACCCGCACTGCAGAAGTTTCACTGTTCCTTATGTTGATGATATCGATGAAGAACTAGAAGAGTTTTTCAAAAAACGTAAAGGCAAATATAAGATAGACGGTTTTGAATTGGAGGCGAATAAAGATGACTAACTATTTAAAATCAATTGCAGAAAGCCTGAAAGGCGTACATGAAAGCCTTTATGGCATACACAAAGAGCTAATAAAACTTAATCAGACACACCCGAGCAATCAAGCTAAACCCGAAGAAAAAGAAAAGCAATTTAAACCGAGCAAATTCATTTAAGCTATTCACCTTAATTGGTGGGTGGCTATTTTTTATGCCCAAAACGTGCTGACGGCGTTAAAAGCATGTATGGAAATCAGAGCCGACGGGCTATAAATGGAGGTAACAACATGACTGAAAAATTAAGATTAAATTTACAACATTTCGCTGAGCAAGGCGACAATACTGACGGTAAAGACGACCAACAAGGCGGCAACCCTGGGGGCAAAGACGACCAACAAGGTAGTAAAGACGATCAGCAAGGCGGAAAAACGTTCACACAGGAAGAAGTAGACCAAATTCTTAAAGACCGTGTGGCACGTGAGAAGAAAAAAGCTGACGAGAAAGCCAAAGAGGCTGAGAAGTTAGCAAAAATGAACAAAGACCAAAAGGCTGAGTATGAGCGAGAGCAAATGCAAAAAGAGCTAGACGCTTACAAGGCTAAAGAGGCACGCAATGAAATGAAAAAGCATGCAAGTTATGTATTTAAGAATAATGAAATCACACCAAACGACGAGCTGCTTGAGATAGTAACGGCTGATACAGCAGACCAAACTCAAGCTAACGTGCAGGCTTTCAAAGACGTGCTTAACAACATGGTCAAAGAACAGGTACAAGCTAAATTGTATCAAGGTACACCCAAGAACTACTCAAATGCAAGTGGCGGCGTTACACGTGAGTCTATTGAACAAATCAAAGATGACTCAGCACGACAGCAAGCCATTGCACAAAATATGCACTTATTTAAATAAAATTTCGGAGGTATTACATTATGGCAGTAGAAAACAACTTAATTGATGTACAGGCATTAGGTGAGGCAAAGTCTATTGATTTCGCAAATAAAATGGGCGAACGATTAAATAAATTATTCACAGCATTAGGCATCACAAATAAAATTCCTATGAACGTAGGCTCAGCATTAAAACAATATCGTTTCAATGTAATTGAGTCAGAGGCTCCAAACGGTGACGTTGCTGAGGGCGACATTATCCCGTTAACTAAAGTTGAGCGTGAACTTGTGAACATCACAGAGCTTGAGTTCCGTAAGTTCCGTAAATCAACATCAGCTGAGGCTATTCAGTCACATGGCTATGATTTAGCAATTAACCGTACAGACGCAGAGCTTATTCGCTATGTACAGAAGAAATTCAGAACAGACTTCTTTAACACAATTGAGGGCGCAGTGAATAACCCTGACCGTACGAACACAGACGTATTAACAGGTAAGAATTTACAAGGTGCGTTATCAAGAGGACGTGCTAACTTATCAGTATTATTAGATGATGAAGTAACACCTATCGCATTAGTTAACCCTAACGACGTGGCAGGTCACTTAGCAGACGGTTTTATCAACTCAAACGGGTCTCAATTTGGCTTGAACTTATTAACGCCATATGTAGGCGTGCAAGTAATCGAGTTCGCAGACGTACCACAAGGCACTGTATACATGACTACAGCTGAAAACTTAAACGTTGCTTATGCAAACCCTCAAGGTGAGCTAGGCCGTGCATTTAACTTTGCGACAGACCAAACAGGATTTGTAGGCGTATTGCATGATATTCAATCAAATCGTTTAACAGCAGATACAGTGTTCGCATCAGCTATCTCAATGTTCCCTGAAAACGTTGACGCAGTTGTGTCAGTATCAATTGAGGAGCCTACAGACGGTGGCGGCGAAACTACTCCCAGTTAAGCCCGAGGGCATAACCGTGAGACCTAATATCAAATCAGTCAGAATAACAGCTAATTAAATTTAGGAGGTTTTACAATATGGCAGACGTATTAAAAGTATATCAAGGTGAAAATGTTGTAGGACAAGCAGAACGTGCATCAGACGGCACAGCGTCAGTTACGATTGACGGTTTAGAGGCAGGCACTGAGTACACAGCAGGCACTTATCAAGTAGCATTTAGCAATGATGCAGGTGAATCACCTAAAGTTGACATTCCAGCTTTCACTACTAAAGAAAGCGCACCGGCTGAGCCTCAAAATGTTACTACTGAAACTACAGAGAACTCAGCAGACGTAAGCGCTGAATAAGGAGGCGCTAAGCAATGGCATACCTTGAAAATGTAAAAACACTGTTATCCATTACGGATAATGAACAAGACGATTTGCTCAGCAAAATTATAGATAATACTGAAAAACGTTTGCTCACTTTCCTACCACTTAACGAACAAGTTATACCGCAAAGGCTTGATTTCGTTGTAGAGGAGGTAGCGGTCAAAAGATATAACCGTGTCGGTGCAGAGGGTATGACCTCAGAAACATTAGACGGACATTCGACAAAGTTCCAAGATGATGACTTTGACGAGTTCCTGAGTTTCATTGAGCGTCTGTACCCTCCTGAGCAAGGCACAGGCCGCACAGGCAGTGTGACATTCTATTGAGGTATGACCAACGCGCTAAACTTGTGTATGAGGGTGATAAGCGGTACAACCCTGACACAGGTAAGACCGAAAAAGATGAGCGTATTATCTATACAAGCATACCTTGTCACAAGTCCCCGCTATCACCTGAGCGCACAGCCGTTGAGTTCGGCAATGTGCAGCGTGATGTAAGCATCATAAGGCTGAGAGGCCAAATAAGCGACAAAATCAGCCACGCCTATATAAATGACCGCAAGTACATTGTTGTACGCCATACCTACTACAGACACGACACAGTGATGTATTTAGAGCAGGTGAACAATGGCAAAGGTTAAAGGGATAGGCAAGCTAATAGCGGCGTTAGGTGATGCTGAGGACGACATCGAGGACGATGTTGATTTCATTCTCAAGAAAAGAAGTGAGCAGTTTCGGGCTGATACAGTGAAAGAGGCACGCCGTGTTATGACTAAAGGCTATTGGACGGGCAACCTAGCCCGCATGGTCGAGGACACTAAGCAAGGTAAGCTGAGCTACCTCATAACATCAAATGCCCACTACTCAGGTTTCCTTGAATATGGCACGCGTTACATGGCACCTGAGACTTTCATGTATCAGATATATCAGAAATACGATAAGCAAATTCCAGCAGATATTGAGCGACTTATAAACAGTTAGGAGGCAAGACAGTGGCTAAGCAATCAATAAAGTATGAACTATTTAATTATTTATATAAAGCGTTCAGCGAGTTAGGCGTTACGGTCGTTAGAGTAGTTGACCAATACACAGAGTTAGGCTATCCCTTTATTGCGATTGAAGAAATACAAGACCTTGTATCAGTTCAATCATTCGACAATTACGGTGGTGAGCCAAAAGCACGTATTCACTTATGGAGCGACGCAGACGATCTACAAAAGCATGACGAGCTTTATTTACAGATACAGCAAATACTCATGAAAACTGAGCAGCTACCCTCCTATCATGTTTCGTTAGTCAATATCAATACAAATGATATAAACGACGATACGACAAACACGCATTTACAGCACAGTATTATTGATTCAGAATTTCAAACACTTTAGGCGCGCCTCATAGCAGGTGTGCCTTTTTTATATTATTTATAGGAGGTCATTATATATGGCGATTAAACAAGGTACAGACGAGCTTGCGTTAATTCGTAAAGCAGGTGAGGCCGTAGAGGCAAACAAGATTATGTGGATTACTGAACTTGAGCGTGAAACAGAACGCGACTCAGACCAAGAGGCGACAATCGACGGCTCAGTTAGTTCGGGAGGGACATTAGAGTCAACTGTAACTATCACATCTTATATGGACGTTGACGATGAGCTGAGTGACGAAATTGAGGACGCTGCAGAGGACGGCACAGCATACGAGTTATGGGTAATCAACAAAAAAGTACAAAATGGACAAGGGCAGTACAAAGCTGAGTATCGTCAAGGTACATGGAACAGTATTACACGTACTAATGAGGCCGATTCTATTGCAGAATTCGAGTCTGAATTTGCAGTTCACGCTAAGAAAGTACGCGGTTATGCAACATTGCCTGAAATCATTGAAAACAATAAAGCGGCTTATGGTTTCCATGACACGACAGCTGATGATGCTGCAGATGATGGCCTTGTTTCTATTCCGCAACCTGACGACTCAACAGGTGACGATTCAGAAACGACTACGCCCTAATGCGCCCCAAAATGTGGACACTGTAACAACTCAAAATAGTGTACAGATTTCGGCACAGTAGGGGCTAACATCTTACAGGCGGGCGCATAGCCCGTCTTTTTACTTAATACAAAAATAAGTGAGGTAATTATATTATGGAAATTAAATTTAACGGCAAAGAAATCGAATTATCATTTGGCTTTAAGTTCATGAACGACATTGATAAAAAATTAGGCATGGAAATGGAACAAATGAGTTTCGGACAAGGTATACAAATGCTAGCGCCTAACTTAGAAAGCGGCAACCCCGTAGCAATTGGTCATACTATCATTGCTGCAACTTCTCACCACAAGAAAGCCCCTAAATCAGATGCAGAAATCTCAGAAGTATTAAACGATATTGCCACAGAGCAAGGACTCGATGAGTTCGCAGAAGAAATTATTAAGGAGTTGGGAAAGCAACCTATGACCCAAAACCTCGTTCCCGAAGAATACAGACAAGCGAAGAAAGCAACAGCGAAGAAATAGAAGAACAGTCCAAGCTCACTTATGACAAGGCGGTTATTCTTTGCATGAGTGAGTTAGGTATTTATAACATGAAAGACATTGAATTGATGACACTGACTGAATTTAACTATCGCATGTATGCCCGTGAGTACGAAATGCTCAAAGAAGAATATGACATTTATCGTTTAGCCTTTGCTATACGTGATGCTAAAGCTGAGCAAAAGAAAAAAGGCGGCAAAAAGGGCGAAAGTGAGTTCAAGTACAACAGTGCTGACGATATTATCAACTATCAGGAGAACATCAACAGACTTAACCGAGGTGAGCCAGTACAAATGGGCGAGTCAGCAAGTAAAGAAGATGACAAACCGTCACTTGATGTGTTGAAACAAATCACAGCGCACAATAATTCAAAGTAGAGGAGGGAATACATGGCAGATTACAAGATAAGTACAAGTATTGATGCTAAGGTGTCTAAATTTAGAAGTGCTTTTAATAAAGCTAAACGTATAGCCGAACAGTTTAAAGGTACAGCTGAAAGTATGAGAGACACCGAAGTTGACGCTGACACATCAAGTTTCAGAGCTAAGATACAAGCAGCAAGAAAATCAATGAATAGTTTCAGTCGTATGAGGGCAAAATCTACATTAGATGTTAACAGTTCAGCAGCATCAGCTAAAATTGCAAAATTTAAAGCCATGTTAAAATCAATTCCGAATAAGCACCGCACACGGCTTGATGTAGATAGCAGACCAGCATTAAGTGCTTTTAGATCTATAACAGCAGCAATTAATAACTTTAAAAGCACATTAAGCACAATAGCAGGAAATATCCGAACAGTCGGAACAGTAGCAGGTAACGTGTTTAAAGGTACAATGCTTTCAGGTATTACCGCATTAGTTCCTGCAATTGCCTCTCTTGTACCTGCATTAATGGCTGTACTCAACGCAGCAGCTGCAGTAGGTGGTGGCGCAATTGGTATGGTCGGCGCGTTCGCTACAGCAGGCGCAGGCGTTGTAGGTTTCGGGGCAATGGCAATGAGTGCATTGCAAATGGTCGAGGACGGCACGCTTGCAGTTACTAGCGAAGTCGAGAATTACCAATCAGCCGTACAAAGCCTTAAGTCAGCTTGGCAAGGTGTTATTGCTCAAAATCAATCAGAGATATTTAATACTTTAGCAAACGCAGTAAACGCAGCAAAGGCCGCACTTACAGGATTGACGCCTTTCTTATCAGGCGTAGCAAAAGGTATGGAATCAGCAAGCAAAGCTACACTTGATTGGGCTAAAAATTCACAAGTCGCCTCAAACTTCTTTGACATGATGGGCAGTACAGGCGTACGCATATTCAATAATATGCTAAGTGCAGCAGGTAATTTCGGTAGTGGCTTAATCGCTTTAATCACCAATCTTGCACCACTGACTGAATGGGTGTCTAAAGGTTTCGAGAACATGGGAAAATCGTTCAATGAGTGGGCAACAAGTGTTGAGGGCAGCACAGCTATACAGGATTTCACTGAGTTTGTAAAAACGAATTTGCCTATTATAGGCGATATATTCGGCTCAACCTTTAAAGGTATTTTCAATTTGATGAAAGCTTTTGCGCCTAACTCACAAGTCATATTTGAGTCATTAGCTCAAATGGCAAACAGGTTTGAGCAATGGAGTTCAACAATCGCAGAGTCAGACGGTTTCCAACAGTTTGTGAAATATGTACAAGAGAATGGCCCAGTCTTAATCAGCCTAATTGGCAATATCATAAGCGTATTAGTCAATATTGGCGTAGCATTGGCACCATTAGGAGCGAAAGTGCTGCAAGTAGCAAATGCCTTTGCTGAGTGGCTAGCTCAATTAACGGCGACTCACCCTATTGTTGGTGTCTTAATAGGTGTTGTAGCCTCACTTGCAGGTGTATTCATGGCATTATGGCCAGCAATTCAATTCGTGATACAGGTGATCATTCCGTTAGTTTCTCAGTTTTCTAGCTTTCTAGGTATAGGCACATTAGTTCAAGGTGTATTATCGACGTTAGGTGCAGCATTTGCAGGTTTGTCAGCTCCAATACTTGGTATTGTTGCAGCAGTTGCAGCAGTTATTGCAATTATGGTTGCATTGTGGAACAGTTCAGAAACTGTAAGAACAGCAATGATAAACGCATGGAATGCTATTAAACAAGCAGTAATGCAAGCAGTTCAGGCAATCATTCAATTTATATCTCAACTTATTACTAGAATACAAACTATCGTAGCGCCTTTAGTGCCGATTTTCCAAAATACATGGAATCAAATTGTTGCAGTAGTGGAAACCGCGATTAATTTAATTACACCAATTGTTCAGCAAGCGTGGAATACCATTAAGGCTGCAACACAAGTTGCGTGGGAGCTAATTAAATTAGTCATCACAGTCGCAATGGAGGTAGTCGTTAGTACCATAACAGCGCTACTTCAAGCCTTGTCAGGTGATTGGTCAGGCGCGTGGCAGACTATCAAATCAGCAGGCGAGAATATTTGGCAGGCTATCGTTAATGCAGCCAAGAATATTTTTAATATTTTAAAAGGCTGGTTATCTGATTTGTGGAATTCTATCAAGCAAAACGCCATCACAGCGTGGAATGCGCTTAAAGGTCAAGCCTCTAGCATATGGCAGAGTATCGTTTCAGGTATTCAGTCCGTAGTTCAGGGACTTGTCGGCATATTGTCGTCCATATGGTCGTCAATCGTCAGCACAGCGTCGTCCATGTGGTCATCACTTGTCGGTATAGCGTCCTCCATATGGGGGTCTATTGTTGATACGATAAGCTCAATTGTTGATAGCATTGTCAGTTTTGTTAGTTCGGCGTGGTCGAGCATTTCAAGTACGACATCATCAATCTTTAGTTCGATAGCATCAACAGTATCAAGCATTTGGTCATCAATCGTTAGTGCGATTTCGTCCTTTATCTCAAATATCGTCAGTACGGTTTCGAGCGGTTGGAATAACGTGATGAGCACGATTTCATCAATTCTAAGCTCAATAGCCTCAACGGTATCAAGTATTTGGTCATCAATTGTTAGCACAATAAGCTCGTTTATATCATCAATTGTCAGCACAGTAACATCAGGCTGGAACAATGTACTGAGCGCAATCACATCAGCAATGAGCGGAATTATCAGTGCAGTTACATCAGGATTTAGCAGTGTTGTCAGCGCAGTAACATCAGGCGTATCAAACGCAGTGAGTGCAGCTAAGTCATTTGTTGGTGCAATGGTGTCAGCGGGTGCAGACCTAATCAGAGGTATGATAAATGGTATTAAAAATATGGCAGGCTCATTAGTGAGTGCTGCTAAAGGCGTTGTGTCTAATGCCGTTAATGGTGCTAAGTCATTACTAGGTATTCATTCGCCGTCTAAAGTGTTCAAAGAAATCGGTCAGTATACGATGCAAGGTATGCAAATTGGGCTTAACGATCGCGGCAAGAAAGTCGTACGTGACACAAGCAGAATTGCGCAACAGATGTCACAAGGTTTCAACCCTGATTTACAAGCAAGACCTGCAGTTAAGGGGATTAATCGTGAATTGAACAACCTATCTACACGTGATCATGTAACGGCAAATCACACAACAACTGTTAAGGCTGAGCCTAGCACAATGAACTTACGCATACAGTTAGACACTGATGATGAAGTTCTAACAGCTAAAGTGAACGGCGTAAACGCACGTGACGGAGAAGTTCTATCATTCTAACAAGGAGGTGTGAACTATCGACCTAAAAATCACACGACAAAATGGTGAATCATTTACTCTAGGTGAGTACGGTGTGGACGTCACCGATATTGTGATTAGTGGTATTGAAATGGAGGAGGATTCTCGAGGCATACAAGGGCTTAACGGCTCTTTTGACATGGGGGCAACTTACAAGGGGCGCGATATTAGCGTTCCTTTTTCATTTCAAGGTCAGAATATGGCATCATATCCACTTTTCAGAGATTTAATATACAAACTAACAACTAAAACTGAGCCTTTTTACATTCAAGAAATGCGCAGGCCTCAAGTGGCGGGCTATACATTCAAAGATGTGAAGAACTCAAATGCAGTATCAATTGACCAGTATGGCAGAGATACTGTGTTCGATGAAACGCAATCAGAGAATGAAGTTAGTACAGGCAAACGTTACCTTGTAAGACTTTCAAGCGCTACTGAGATTGAACAAAATAAACACAACGCAAAAGGCAAAGGCGAGCTCACGTTCCACACGACTGAGTTGCCGTTTGCTGAAAGTGTTGGTACTTCAAAAGATTTAGAGCGTGACGGTTTACAATACACAGAAAATCCTATTTGGTCATATGGCATGGGATTGAATAGCGATCCTGCTACAAGACAATACACATTTGATGTGAACACAGATACTGAGTTCGATGTATACAATTTCGGTGATGTGCCTATAGACCAATTTAATCAACATTTGATTTTAAGGCTCACGTTTAATCAAGATTTAAACGACACATTGAAGTTTGGCTTTAATGGCACTGATATACAGATTAATGGCTCAAAGGCTAATATCAGTGCAGGCGATGTCATCACTTATGAAACGGGCGGATATTTCAATAATGGATTAAGCATATTAAATGCAACAAATTACAAAATTCCTGAGTTACAAGAGGGCTTAAATAAATTAATGTTTGACGGCACTTATGACCTTAAAGTTGAGGTCGAGTGTCGTTTTTACTACTTATAGGAGGTCAGACAATATGGCAAGAAAAGAAATCACTACACCATTAGACCTGAAAAACCTTGATAATCATAACGGCAACTACGAGGAATTGTACGGGCTGATTGATGAAACTGACAGACGTATCAGTGAGGATATGTGGGAAGAAATCAAAGACGCTAACACAATGAAAATGCTTGAGCCAGTGGAAACGGCTGCAGACTTGCCAAGTGAGGCGGCTGATAAATCGCTCATTACAGTCATTGACGAGCAGCGTGTTTATGGTTTTGTAAACGGTGAGTGGCAGCCTTTCAGTGAGATAGACCTTGACCCGTTCGAGCCATTCAAAAATGAACTAGCTGAAATCGTTGCTGCTTATGAAAAGCAAATACAGAGCATTACAACTGATGTGCAGAACACTAAGGCCTCAGCTATTGAGTCTATAGAAAGCATACAGACGCAATCTGAGAGCAATATTAATCAAACGAAACAAAGCGCCATAAGTTCTATTAATCAAACGCAAGCAGAGGCTGAGAGTGATATAAAAGCAATACAAGACGAAATGACAACACAGGCATCAGACCTAACAGCCTTATTTAATGATTCAATGGACAAGCTCACTAGCAAAGAAGAAACAGCTCTTGCTGAGGTGGATAGCGCCAAACAGTCAGCCATTGCAGCACTTGAGGATTTCCAAAACACAGATACAAGCAATTGGCAGAAATTCAAACTTACAAATGACGATGGCGCTGCTAAAGACTTATCGGGTGTTGATTGGGCTGATACAGCTCAGCTTGATGCTTTAGATGCAGGGGAATATTACGCCACTACAGGTATAAATAACCCTATTGGCGCATCAAGCTATAATGCGTTTATCACTGTTACTAAGAGAGCAAGCGAGGGCATTAAACGTATAGAGTATAAGCCTTATAATTCAAATCAAGTTTTTATTAAGAGATTCTATAAGGAATGGTTTGATTGGGAGCCAGTGAATGGCTCACATGTAACTTTATATAATGGCAATATCTCAGGTATAGGCTCAGCTTTTGACTTAAATGATGACCCTGCTAAATATACTTATCTCATGATTTATGGGACAAACGGCGACGGCTCATATATAAGTCCAGCATATGTAGATAGCAACGGTACATTCTTTGCTAAAGATATGAGCATTTTCGCTGGAGCAGATGGGGCTATGATGTATGAGATTGAATGTCAGCAAGGCGCAATCCCCACAGAATATACAATCTATAACAGTTTATTCTACAGAATACACACTGACGAGTCAGCAACAGCTAGTATTAAAAAGATTGTAGGTGTTAAATAATGGAAATGGACACAGACGGATTGATTAATGATAAGTTAAATATAAAAGTAAACGCCGACGATGAGATTACCTCATTTGCAATTGTTGGCGGAGTCGGTGATGAGGGCATTTTCGTATCTTATGAGGTAGCACCTGAGAATTTTATAAACGATTTTCAAAGAGGCTATTTTCTTTATAAAGACGGCGTTATATCAACTAATCCTAATTTTGAACCTATCAGAGACACAGTTTAAATTATAGATAAGAGGTGCATTACATGGCTTTAATTCTTAAAGACTTAGACGGTAACGCCTACCCAGTTGAAACAGTAACTAATCAGAATGTCAGAATGAATAGTGACGGTATGCTGACTTTCAACGTGATTGAAAATGACCAAACAGCGCATTTTATCAATGACATTTCTAAAATGTGGCGTGTTGAAAATGTGACAGGTGATGCTGAGTCACAAACTTACGTTATAGTTATTGCTAAACGAAAAGCAAATAAACATAAACAGTATATCGAGGTTACAGCAAAAGAGGAGCAATTCGACTACTTAGAAACTCATAGAGTATATGAGAACATCACAGGCAGTCGCACGGCAGTAGACTTTTTCAACAGAATATTTGACGGCACACCGTACAGCTACACTATGCTCAATGACGCATATGCTAAAGAGTGGGAAAATGCAGGCGACGGACAATCTAAGTTTGACATGTTCCTAAAAGGCTTAGAGCGTTACGGTTTTGAGTTCCAATATGAGCCTGCCTCAAAAAACTTCAAGTTGGGCGCACGCATTTCGCGTCGTCCAGCTTATTATATTTCTAAAAAGCTCAATGCTAACGATATAAGTTTTGAAGAGGACGCAACAAGTTTCTACACATATGCTAGAGGCTATTTTGATTACGACGGTGCAGATAATATTCACGCAGCAAATCAAATCAGGGAATACCCAAAAGGTAAGACAAGTCCAATGATTGAATTGTTCGGAATCAGAGAGGCTCCTCCCGTCACTGACGGCCGTGTGACAGATAAAGAACTTATGGACGAAATGCTTGAGGAACAGGTTGAACAGTCACTCAAAATGAGCATTGAGCTAGATTTCGTTACGTTAGGTAAAAATTATCCATTCGCACAGCCTGAAATTGGTGATGAGATACCCGTTATTGATGAAACAATCAATTTTAATCGAGTATTAAGAATACAGGAAATCAAAACAACACGAGATGCTCACCATAAAGTTATTAAGCAGTCAATCTTCGTAGGCGACCCTAGACGTGAAATCAGATATAAAAAAGCCCAATCAGGTGCAGTTTCAGCAATCAATGATCTCATGGCAGGGCGTACGAAAATAAAAGAATCAGTGCTGCCTGCAGCAATTAAAGAGTCAACCCAAATGTTAATGGATACTGCCAGCGAGTTGTCATTTAGTGAACAAGGCATCATGGCCATAGATAAAGACAACCCTAACTATGTGACGCTGCTCAACTCAAGCGGTTTAGGTGTAAGTAAAGACGGTGGCCAAACATTTCACAATGCAATCACACGTGGTCAGATAAATGCTAATTTGATTACGGCAGGCTCATTAAACGCCGATTACATCAGAGGCGGCACACTAGATGCAAACCTTGTCAACGTGGTCGGTGGCGACGGTGACAAATATATCACAATGAAAAATGACGAAATGACCTTATATGGTACTTATAAGCGCACATGGCAAAGTGAACAAACTACTAATAATGTATTTACAAGATTTAAAGATGGCCATTTAAGGTTTAGAAACAACGATAATAACCGCTCAATTTATATATCTGACTTCGGAATATCTACCTATCTTGACGGGAACCCAAGAGAGGCATCAGGTACGTTAGAATTTTTCGATTACACTTATGGGGGCGATGCAAGAGGTGTGACCTTACAGTCAGGGCTTGGCGTGGTTGCTTTAAGGTCAGACTCTAACCGTATGGTTATTGAGGCCGATGACACTGTAAACATAGGTAGTAACAAATATTCAGTTTATATGAGGCCGTTTTCAAATACTCGAATGGGCGTAAACGAGTTTCAATTCTACGTTAAAGATAACCCTAGCGCATTAGCGACAGACGGCGTGCTGCTATATGGAAATTTGACGGGCTCAGGTACAAAAATGGGCTCTGGTATTAGATTTAGCAAAGAAATGCCCGTAGTATACGCTACTAATGATAATGGGGATATGGGCAGCGGTTATTTTTACGGCGCAGGTTTTCAAGGTGATTGGTTAACCAAAAATGAAAACTTATATGCTTGTGTGAATGGTGCTTTGAGAGTTACTGATATAAACGGTTATAACAATGGAGCCCCTAACTACAAGCCCGTGCAGGCCTCAGGTTTTAATAATAAATCTCTTGAGATGTACAAAGAAAATATTAATCGATGGGAAGATGATGCGCTGTCAGTAATATCTAAAGAAACTGACTTGTATACCTTTAAATATAAGAATAGCGATAACGACAAAAAGCATTATGGCTTAGTAATAGGCGATAACTACAAAACGCCTGAAAACTTTATTGATGGCGACGGGGTAAACCTATATGACATGATTATTCATTCATTTAGAGCGATTCAGCAACTAAACGAAAAAGTGGAGGCTTTAACTAATGGCAAATAATGAACAAGATATTGAAAAAGCAGTATTACAACAAAGGATTTTTGAAGAAATTCAACGTTCAGTACAGTTACAGACTGAACTAGAGGCGACTCATAGAGAGCTAGAGGCTTATAAATCTCAGCAAGACTATAACGACGAGTAACATTGGCAGGTGTAACATTGGAAAATGTAGAGACGAAAGATATTGAGCGGCGAGTCGGAGTATTAGAAGAAAAAGACCGGTATAATGACAAGCGTTTCCGAAAAATAGAGAACGCTCAGCAAGAGGACAGGCAGCACTTTCGGAATTCTATAGAGAAAATAAACGATTCATTACGTGAAATTGAAAGAGGGCAACACTCACAAGAACTAACAAATCAAAAAATGAATATCACCCTTGATGCAGTCAACAAGGAGCGAGAAGAAAGTAAAAAGCGGTTTAGCCGTTTATCTTGGCTTATAATAAGCGGAATTATCACAATACTAACCTCAGCAGCATGGGCAGGCTTGAGAATGTGGGCAGGCTTGTAGCTCAGTGCAGCACTGAGAGGAGGTGAGTATATGTTAGATATAATTAACAGTTTAGCTTTAGGCGGCGTTGATTTTTGGACGTGTTTTTGGTTTGACCATTGCGGCTAACTTTTCAGTTAGGTCATCACTTATTGTGGTGGCCTTTTTATTTTAAATTAATGGAGGCTTTTATATATGGAACAAATTATCGCATTTGCTGGGGTCATTGCAGTTATTACAGGAGCCCTAGTGCAAGTATTAAAGAAAGTAAACGTAATTCCGAAAAATTGGTTACCAGTTGCAGGCATGGTTATTGGTGTCATTATAGGAGGCATTTCGGTGTTCATTCCTGAAATTGTATCTGAGTTGTCGTTTGGTGGTCGCTTATTGGCTGGTTTGATTAGTGGACTCATGGCAACTGGTATTTGGGAAACATTTAAAAATAGACAGGGTAAAGATGCAGAAAAACTTGGTGGAGGAGCCAACGCAAAACAACCTAAAAAATAAATCATGATAAGTCGGCCTATGGGTCGGCTTTTTATTATGGAGGCTAAAATATGAAAAAACAAGACGCAGTGAATTGGGCAGTTAAGCAAATAGGAAAAAGATTAGACGCTGATAATTTTGCAGGGGCACAATGTGTCGATTTAGTCACAACATTTACTAAAGAACATTACGATTTCCACCCCTCAGGAAACGCAAATGAATTGCCAGATTATAATTGGCCTGACGAATTTCAATTTATTAAGAATACAGAAGAGTTTGTGCCACAAAAAGGCGACATTTTCATATTAGATGATGGTAAATATGGTCATACTGGTATGATTACAGGGGCAAATCAATACTTATTCGATAGTATCGACCAAAATTGGTATAACGCCTCGGACAATGGCAGTCCAGCTGCTTTTGTACAAGACCATGTTTACGATGACTTTGTAGGTGTTATTCGTCCACCATATGATGACGCTGAAAAAGGCGTAACTACAGAGTCAACTAAGATTGAAACAATTAATCAATCTATTAATTATACTATGAATAAACGTGTCGGGTCGATCGATGGTGTGGTTATTCATAACACAGCTGACAGCATTTCAGCTAAAGAGCAATACAATCGTTTAAGCAATGCGTCTGTGGCTCGTTATGAGGGTGGCGTTGCGCATTACTATGGAGATAGAAAGACAATGTGGCGTGCAATTGATACATTCCGTATTGCATGGCATGTAGCAGATTTATACGGCAATGGTCATTATTTAGGCTATGAGGTATGCGACTCAATGAGTGCTAGCAACAAAGACTTTGCTAAGAATGAGCAAGCTGTATTTAAACAAGCTGGTATTGATATGTTGTTTTATGGAATTGAACCTAACAGAAAAACGGTTAAACTACACAATCAATTTGTACCTACAGCATGCCCACATAGAAGTATGGCATTGCATGTTGATTTTGACCCAATTATTAATGGAGCACCACCAACAGCAAAGCAACTAGAAATGCAGGATTATTTCATTAAGGAAATCACAAAGTATTATAACAACCCTACTATAGAAATTGGAGAGCCTGACAACATTACAGATGGCGTTACGATACCTACTGATGAACAAAAGAAAAATCCAGTTAAAGCGAAAAGCAAAAGAGTCGGTGGAGGCTGGCGCAGAAATACTCACGGTATTTTATGGAAACCTGAAAAAGCAACATTTACATGTAAGGCAGTTAACTCAGAGGGGAAACAAAGTTTTATATACACTAGATACAATGGTCCATGGACTGGCTGGGAAATTGCAGGTCGTTTATACTATGGTCAATCAGTTAACTATGACGAAGTTTATGACTTTGACGGTTACATTTGGATTGCGTGGACGGTAAACAGTGGCGCACGTGTCTATATGCCAATTGGAGACTCAGCAGGTAACGGCTCGCGTGCAGGCAATGCATGGGGCACATTTAGTTAAAGTTTTTCTAAGGTTAAATAAAAAATGTGAAATATTGGGGTAGTATTGAATGGAAATGATATGATAACATATAAATATATTTTCATAGTAACACATTTAAAAGCACCTCTTTACAGGGGTGTCTTTTTTATACTAGAATTCAAACAGGTTATAATTAAACCTAATAAGCACATTAAGTTGTATATAGTTAACACATACTCCGATTATAACACATCCGCCTCAACTAGTCATGAGGTGGGTGTTTTTTTATTGAAATGAAAAAGCCAATTTGGTAATATTTAGATGACCTTCTCATATACAAATTTCAACCAAATAGAGTTTAACCATTTAAGTGTCACTTCGGTGGCACTATTTTTTGTATTTGCAAATAATAGAATATTCTGATAATATTGCATTAGCCTAATTTTAATTCCTTTCAACGAACAAATTCTCTTATGCTTTAGTACCACCTTTCGGGGGTGGTTTTTTGTTTATAATGAATAATGAAAGTGTTGATATTTGTGGATAACGAACATTTCATTAAAAACAATATTCTGATAATATAAAGTTGCTCTTCTATAGAGAGTACAATTCCTGTTTTTACAATTTCTTATATTTATGTGCCACTCTTCGGAGTGGATTTTTTATTCTTGTAAAAAACTAAAAATTCTGATAAATTTAACTAACTCATATAAATATACTTTATTTTTATGAGCGCTAGAGCATGTTTTGCACAAAATACACACTTTTCCCACCTTTAGGTGGGTTTTTAATTTATCTATTGAATTAGAACGAATATTCTGATAAATTAATGTTAGTTCATGCCAGAAATGTACTCCTTTTCAAAAATTATAAAATTTGTTATTGCCCATCATAAAGATGGGTGTTTTTTTTATGCGAATTTATATTTACAGCCATTTGATTAATGTAGCACATAATTAAATGCGCCTTAGGGTGCTGTCAGGTAGAGTAGCGCTATTGCACGCCTTAGGGCGCGTAAATAGGCTATCTCCCAGACAAAGCCATCTCTTCGGAGGTGGCTTTTTTGTTGTTTACGGCACATAAATAAACATATACAATTGTGCTTATGGGGGAATGATATGTTATTACATCTAAAAAATATTATTAAGGGATTAGGTACTGGGTTTCTAATTTTCTTAATAACGGCAGTTGCAGTTGGAAGAGAGCAAATATTAGGCGCATTCGTTTTGGGAGCAGTGGGCTTTTTAGGATATTACTTCTCTTTTCTATACGAAAGCAGCTAGGCGACCATACAGGGTCGTCTTTTTAGTGCATAAAAATGTATATAAATACGTTAATTAGATTTTTATTGCATTATTATACATAAAATATTGCGTATCCACGTATCCGTTTTTATAAGGGTGTAAATTTTCCTGCGTATCCATAGTATCCACTTGTCACAATTTGGATACGGCAATGGATACGGCTCAATCTCAATCACACCAAGTGTTTAAAAGGTATCGTATCCATAGTATCCATAAATACCCTAACTGACTTAAAACAGAGTATAGGGAATAGAGGCTATATACTGTACTCCCTAACAAGCATTTCTATAAGTGTTGGGTAGGCAAAAGTCGACCAAGTGGATACGCAAAGGGTTGAGCCTTAGAGCCTCTAAGGACGAGAGGCGTATCCATAAAAAAATGAAAGATTTTAGAATTTATGCATAAAATCCGTTGCAATATTGGTACAAAGTATGTATAATTGTATTTGTAAGGTAATCAAACGCCTTACAAACTCTCTTGAAAAAGGGGGTGTAAAAGTGGAGGACATAATAAAAACGCTAGCAATCGTATTCCTAGTACGACTACCAGCGTTAGTAAAACAACTTAGATTGTGGCACCTCGGTTACTTAGACCGAAAGCAAAACAACAAAGTTGATTAAGTAATTCACTTATTACCTAGTCCCGTTAATTCGGGGCTACCCTTTTTCAAGATTTATTATATTACATTCTCAGGGAGGTTTCAACATATCATGATTATTACAATTGCTATATGTGTTGTATTAGTATTTTCCCCCGAAATCATCAAGTTAATCAGAAAAGCACATTTTAAATATATGGACAGAAAATAATAGGAGGAAGATAAATGAATAATAAAGAAAAACAAAAAATTATGGAACATTTAACTGATTTATTACCAATTATGGAAGAAACAACAGACAAGGAAACTAAAGATAGAATTGACGAAAAAATTACTGAATTAATGAATGATTTAAACTTAACATGGGAGGACATAGGGTAAGTGAAATTCTTCATCGGGTTTATAACAGCAACGGTAATCATAGCCCTAACCTTAACAGGGGTATACGCATATAAAGAACTTAAACCAAACGACAACGATAGCGCACAAACAAATGAACGGAACAACCAATCAAATGAAACGCCAACACAACAAGCTGATAATGAACAAACAGCGCCAACCCAGCAAGAGGATACTGAAAATGTAGAACAAACAGCACCAGCAACTATACCATCACATGAGAATGGAAATACAGAGAAACAGGACATGAAACAAGGCAAGTCAGATATTCAGTATATACAGGGTCAATATAACGGATTAATAAAACATATGAAAGAAAGAGCAAGTCAAGGTGCTGACGCAGACGAGTTGCACGAACTACAGACACAACTAGATGACTATGCAACACAACATGCAGACGAACTAGACCTTGACCAAGGCTGGACACAATAAGAATAACTAAGCGAATAAAGGAGGTTTAGGGACATGGTTAAAAAAGAATTTAATTTGCCCCAATTGATTGAGTGGGCATGGGCTAACAACGTAAGGGACGAAAAATTTAAAATAAAAGACAGAGGTGTTTATGTTTTTGTTGAGTTTGACTCAAACGGAAATTTCCATTCAGGCCATGGATTGAAATTGAGTAAAGCAGATACTTTTATAGTTGAAGTTGAGGACGAGGAAACACAATCATAGGAGGTGCAGGCGATGTCAGATACTAAAATCAACACAGACACTACTCAGCAACTCACAGAGCGTATAAATGAGGTAATAGAGTCAAACGTACCAGCTAACAGAATACAGGCTATAACTGGCCTGCAACGTTCACTTATAAGCAAACTAAGACGTGACGAGATTAAACTAGAAAACGTAACATTTCAAAAAGCTATGACGCTATATGAATATTCTGATACAATTCTAAAAGAGCAGTAAAAGAGCCCAGCCTCAAATGAGGTTAGGCTCTTATTTTTACAATGAAAGATTTCTTCTAAATTCTTCATTTTCTCCATATTGCAAAGGGCTTATTTTCTCTCTTTTTAAATCAGAGCCTGTTCGGTAAAGTGCTATTAAGCCAAAAAGCAGTAATGCAATACATGTTAATATAATTACTTTTGCTAATCTTTTAGTGTTTAGAAATACACTAAAAATCACTAACAAAAATAATAAGCAAAATAGGCCGTAAGCCGTATACATCATAAAATTACCCAT